TTGCATATAATAAGGATTGGTCAATGAGAGTTGTACCAAAAGCTCTCCATGCATATTATCTCGAAGGAATTCCAATTGAAGATTTTATAACCAGTCATACCCACATATATGATTTTTGTCTTGGATTCAGGGCAAGATCAGATTGGGAAATATGGAGAGAATTCATTGAGAACGGAGATCGTTTCAGGGAAAGACAACAAAGAACTATCAGATATTACATATCCAAGAAAGGAAATACCCTGTTAAAGATTAATCGTGAAGACAGAAGAGAAATTCTCTTGAATGTAGGAAAAGTCTCCACATTATTTAACAGGTATGTAGAGGAAAAAAAGATGGAAGAATATGAAATTGATTATAGTTTCTACATATCCGAAGCTAACAAGATCAAGAATGCTGTTTATTCAGGACAATTAAAACTATTTTAATCATGAAGGAAAATATTGGTACACATTACGGAGAGTTTCTTCTCCGCTTTTTAAATGTAGCGATCAATGTGAATGAGATTAATTGGAGAGAAGTTGAAGAGGCTTATGAAAAATATCAACAGGATAAACTTTTAGAAGCAAAAGAAAAGCCTATTGATCTTTTTAGACCGGGATTAGTATATATCAATTGGGTTATATCAAACTATTTTAATGCTGATCCTTGGCTTGTAAGAGAGGGAAAATCTCGTAAAAGAGAACTGACAAAACCTCGTCAGATAGGTCATTATATAGCAGTTACACTCTATAAATTTACTCTTCAGCAAACCGGAACTTTCTATAACAAAGATCATGCTACTGTTCTTCACAGCAGAAGAACTGTACAAAATGAAATAGATACAAACAAAGAATACAGAATTGAAGTGTTAAACATAATAGACAAACTAAAAAATGGAAATAGTAACGAGAGAACAAGTACAGAACGAAGCATTGGAGAAATTCAAATTGCTTCATAAAGGAACTATTTGCTTATCTACCGGAACAGGAAAATCCAAAGTGGCAATAGACTTTATTAAGGAAACTGAAGATGTACACTTTGTTCTGATTACATCTCCAAGAACCAATTTGCAGGAAAACTGGAAAAAAGAATTACGTAAATGGGGTTTAACTGATGCTCCTCTTCGTTCTGACAAACGTTGGAGAATCGAAGGAACTCAAAGATACGTATGGATAGTCATTGAGAATATTCAAACCACTTACAAATGGAAGAATGAAAAATTTGATTTAATTATTGCAGATGAGATTCATACGATGATGACACCTGAATACTCAGCTCTGTTTGAAAACACCAAATTTAAATATCTTCTTGGTCTTACGGCAACTCACGATATTACATCTAAGAATGACAAAGGTTTCTACTACAAGAAATATTGTCCGATCATTTATGAGTATTATGACAGTGCTGAAGACGGACTGATAAATAAAACAAAGTTTTTCATCGTAAATCATTATCTCGAAGATTCCTCCACAATTACTGTAAGGGTCGGGAAGAAGACTATGGAAGAAGGCGAACTCCATTACTATACATATCTTACTGAACGTATCAAATCGGGTCAGAAGAGAATGATAGCACAGGGTTCGGACAACTGGTTTGACGACGCAAGAGAATGGTTCTGGAATGGTAATGGAACAAAAGAACAAAAGTTTGCTGCGATGATGTACCTTAATTCAATTAAGGCAAGGAAGGAATTCTTATTGAATCTCCCTTCTACAGCGTTGCTTGCAAGAAAGATTAAAGAAGGAATTCTACGGGATGATCCGGATGCAAAGATTCTGATTTTCTCCGAATTGACTGCCCAAGCTGATAAGATTACGAAGAATACTGTTCATTCAAACAATAATACAAAGGAGAATCAACGCCTTATGAATGAGTTTGATGAAGGTAAAATACGTGATCTTGGAAGCTGTCGATCTCTAACGCTCGGTCTTAACCTTAAAGGTGCGACCCATGCGATTATGGAATCTTATATAGGTTCTGCAACACAATCAAAACAGAAGAAAGGTCGTTTAGACAGGCTGGCTACCGATGATATAGCAGAAATGTGGATCATCAGAGTTTCAGGAACTCAGGCTGACAGTTGGTTTGAACAAATGACAAAAGGTTTTGATTTATCGAACGCAGAATACTTTGACAGTGAAATATTCTTACAAGATGGATTCGACTTCAAAGAAAGAATTATCAAAGGAGACTTACCAAAGTTTGGAAGCTCTGATAACATTGATAGAGGAAGAGCATTCTGACAAGAATCTCGATGATCCAACAGTGTTATGTGACTTGCTTAACAGCGAGTTTGGGACAAACTTTACAGAATCAGACATTCGTGATTTTTATATTTGTGAACAATATGAGAACGACAGGAAACTGATCGAATCAGAAGATGCGTATCTCATACGTAAACATTCATACAACACATGAATAATGAATACCTGAATTTATACCTTGAGAACAAACTTGATATTACATTCTTCGAGTTTGTTCTCTTGGTTTTAATTTATCAGAACGAAGAGGCTGTATTGAAAAATTGTTATGATGAAGACTTTATGGTTTTCTCTCAGATGATCAAAAAGCTTGAATCATACGGTTATGTAAAATGGCATGGTTCTGATACAAAAGACATCTCTCTTCGTAAAAGAGGAGAAGATTTATTTGCAAAACTATCCAAGAAGAAAAGAAAAGCAATGCCTGATGTCCATTTATGGATTGAGGATTGGCGTAAACTGTTCCCTGAAGGCGTGAATGCTGGTGGATACAGATATCGTGGAAATAAGTTGGAAGTTTTGAAGAAAATGATTAAATTTGTAGCCGTTTATGAGTATTCTAAGGAAGAGATATTTGAGGCTACAAAAAGATATGTTGAAAGATTTTCCGTCAGAGGTTATAACTACATGCAACAAGCACATTACTTTATTGAAAAGAAAGATGCAGGATCATCTCTTGCCTCAGAATGTGAAACGTTAAGAGAGAAACCAAACAAAGAAGAAATTCGTATTTATGGCGGAACAATCATCTAAAGTATTACCCTTCATACCAATCAAAGATGCTGCAAGACAAGAATTAAGGTATATTAAAGGAAGAATGGATGGTCACATCAAATCCTTGAAAACACCTTGGACAGGTTTTAATAAAGCAGGAATGGATGGTATTGAATGGGGAAGCATCATCACAATTGCAGGTATGAGTGGTAGTGGAAAGACTGCTATTCTTAATGAATTGGAAACAGGATTATTTGAAATGAATCCTGATGAAAAATTTGCTGTCCTTTCATTTAACTTTGAAATGGTGGCAAGAAGACTTGTTGGTAGAAAGATATCAAAAGGTCTCAATAAGACAGTGAAACAGATTTACAATGCAGATTTAATGCATAGAGAAAAGAATATAACTGCAGCCGAATATGAGAAAGCAGTTGAATATACAAAACAGATCGTAGATAAGCCAGTATGGTACGTGGATATTCCCGGAACAGTACAGGAAATCAGAAATACAATTGAACATTTTGGTATCCGAATGGAGGAAAATCTCGACAGAGGTATTCTTGTAACCCTTGATCATAGCGTATTGGTCAAAAAATTCGGTGAACAAAACCAGCTTGAAACTCTTTATGAATTAGCTGCAATGTTCAATGAAATGAAGAAGAAAATAAAATCATCATATGTTATAGTAAGTCAGCTTAACAGGAATATAGAAAACGTAGAACGAATACAGAATAAAAATTTACACTACCCTCAGAAATCGGATGTTTTTGGAGCAGATGCATTATATCAGTATTCAGACGTATTTATGATTTCCCATCGTCCTGAAATGTTAAATATCAGAACATACGGACCGTTGGATTTGCCTGTAGAAGGCGTGATTTACTGGCATTATATCAAAACACGGGATGGAGACCCCGTCGTTGCTAAAATGAGAAATCTCCTACACATTAATCAGGTCAGAGACTTCGATTAATTAGTATTAACCAAAAAAATGCTTATGAGAGTAAACGTGAAGAAACGTGTTCTTCTTACTCTTGCGTTCTTTGTAATACAATTAAATCTTTTATTAGCTCCCGGTTTGGAAGTGACTGAAGAAATAAAAGCAAAGCAACTGCAAGAGTTTACCCGAATGCAGGAATGGAGAAGTGCGTATGAATTGGTCGTAAGATCAATTAAACGCCAAGAAGGATTTATGGACAGTATGTATTATTGTCCGGGTGGAATTCTTACAATCGGATATGGACACGCTATCAAAACAGGTGAGTCTTTTTATGAACCAATGAGTGAAGCTGAAGCAGAGAGATTATTACGTCAGGATTTGGACAGTGCAATAGCATTTGTCCAAAAATCGACTGATCTTGAACATGTTCAGCTTTTGGCAATGGGACACTTCGTTTATAATATTGGTAGTGGAAACTTTTACAGGAGTACATTACGTCAGCTGATTATCGCTGATGAACCAATTGACGAAGAGATAGTTAAATGGATTCACATCAAAACTAAGAAAGGCATTATTAAAAGTGATTGGTTATTACAGTCACGTACATTGGAGTTGGAACTTTTTAAATTTAAAACATGAGTGAAATTATTGCAGTAGTAGGTCAAACTGGTACAGGAAAGTCAACTTCTATTGAAAGCCTTAACCCGAAAGAGACAGTGGTTATCAACATAGTTGGTAAACCGCTGCCTTTTCGTGGTTGGAAACAGAAGTACACTACCTTTACAGTTGAAGGAGGAAACTTTTATGTCAGCAATGATTCTGCGAAGATCGTAAATGTACTGAACCATGTGTCTCAGAAGAGACCCGAAGTTAA